ACGGTCGCGCCAACCGAGTTGGATGACACCGACAGGAGCGCGGGGCCGAACTTGATTGGGCTACCAAGCGTTGCGTACGCACTCTGGCCGATTGCATTCACAGCCGCAACTCGCAGGGAGTAAAACCCGCCGCTAGCATCAAGGCCGGTTAGGGTGGCGCTCGTGGCCGTTGACGTTCCGTCAGAGAAGGTTGTCCACGTAGACCCTGAGTTGTTTGAGTGCTGCACGACGTAATCCGTAATAGCAGACCCGCCGTTTGACGCTGGTGCCGTCCACGACAGGGTAATGCTGCTGTCACCGCGCACCGCAGACAGTCCTGTCGGCAATCCCGGCGCAGACGGGTTGACGCCTAGCAGAGATTCTCCGCTAGTCACACTGGCTGCGCTCTGCGCCGAAATCACGCAGCGGTAGCGGTCGCCGTTGTTTGAGGTAGTCAGTCCCGTAAGAGCAAGCGATGCGGAAGTGGCTCCGGTTACGTTGGCCCACGCGGAGCTTTGATACCGCTGCCACTGGTAGGTGAGCGTTCCGGCAGGGCTTGCTGTTGCTGTCACCGAAATGGTCGCGGCACCCGAGACGGCAGACTGATCGGTAGGTTGCTGCGTAATTGTGATGGTCCGGTCGTAGACGAGCGTGCCCGTATAGTCGCCGCCGTCAACGTCGCTGGAACCGCCGCCCGTTGAAGCAATCGTGATCGTTGAGCCGCTGGCAGTTAGCGTCACGCCCGTGCCAGCCGCCAGCGTCAAAGCACCGTTGAGGCCGTTGAGGCTGGTGACGTATGGGTGTGCGTGATTGGCTGCCGCAGCCCCGAGCGTCGAGAGCGACGGCAGCAAATGGACGTGATCGCTACGGCTGGCCGTCGAGCTGGTGCCAGCCGATGCCGTCCCGAGAGCGGAAGGCGTGGCGTCAGAGAGCGTTGCACCGCCGCCGGTCGTGACGGTTACGGCCCCGGTCTGGCCGTTGACGGACGTTACCGGGCCGTACTTCGCGGCTTGAGTGGCAAAGTCTGTGACCTGGCTGGCGGTGTGCGTATGGCTGGCCGGGGCGAAGGTCGAGGGCACCCCCGAAAGGGACGCATACGGAAACGTAGTCAGTGTCGGATGGGTGTGATCGGCCCGGCTGGCTAGGCTCGAGCTGCCCGCCGCGGCCGTGCCTAACGCCAAGGGGGTCGCATCAGACAAATTGACACTGCCGGGGTCGCCCTTTGGGCCGCGGTCCCCGGCCTGCGTCACCGTGACCGTAGCCACGGAACCGTTTGTCACAAGGGCAGAACCGCCGGACGAGCCGGCCACCGTCACGGAGATTTGCGACGGCGCGCCTACGCTGACTGAAACGTCGGCCATCGGCAGCTCACGGGTTGGAGGGCAGGACGTTTCCGGCGAGATAGGTCCGGGTCACGCCACCCGGCGAAACCCACCGCAAGTACCAGCGGTAGCGGCCGGCAATCGACAAGCCGATGGTCTGCGTCTCCACCAAGCTGATGCCAACGCTAGTGGTCGGCACTCCGGCCGCCGTCGCGAGGCTAACCGACAAGGCGGGCGTCGTGACTGTCGGCCCGGCAATATCGCTCGCGTCGTACACAACCGTCGAAATCGTCCCGGTCGTCAGGTTCATTCCGGGGAACTGGCACACAAAATTCAGCTCGTCCCCACGGACAAGCTGCAAATCCAAGACGGCCGGTAGCTGGCTGTAGGTACTCATGCTGAACGTCAGTATACCAGCCCGGGGCTACTTGCCGCTGGTTTTCCGGGCGTTCTGGATCGCCCTCTTCACGAGCAGCCGCCCCGCCAAGTCAAGGAACGGCAGGCCGCGAGCCTCGGCCTCGGCTCGCATCACGGCGACGACCTCGTCAATGCGTTCCGGCTTGCTTGCTTCGTCGCATCCCCAGGCGTCCATCTCTGCTGCCTTTGCGCGGCACTGGCACGTTGGCGTTGGCTCAATGCCAAAGCGTTTCAAGAGACGGGAAAGCTCGGTGCCGGGGCCGTTGGTGGGTGGGGCTGGTGCTGGCGACGAGGATTGCGGGAAGCAATTCCTGACAGCGTGCGGGTGCGGCATCCGCACGCCGCATGCAGAGCAGGCGGCAGTCAAGGCATCATAAACGCATGCAATTGTTGGGGTGTCAGTACGCATCTACTATCGTGACGCTTATTGTATTGAACGACTGCCCTCGCTGAATTATTGTGCCAGAGGTAACGCTGCACGGATCGTTGAGCCTTGAAAAATCAATAGACCCAGAATCGCAAAACGAGCTATCGGTAGAACCGCCGGCAAAGCAAAAGCCATTCCTTGACGTGTAGCCGCTTCCAAAGAAAGCCTGACCTGTGTATTGCACGGCAGCAGGGTCAGAAATCCCACCGCTTAGCGCGCCTGTTGATGTTCCTGTGAGTGTGCAGAATGTCGGGTTTCCAAATCGCCCCTGTCCGGATTGTGCAAATGAGCCAACGCACGGATCACGCTGGCACTCCGTGCTCTCGGCGCGCCTCAAAAAGCTAATAAGAAACGCGGTTTCTTTGGGACGCATCTCAATGTAAACAACAGAAGCATCAAGCGATTGGGCAGGAGTCCCTGACAATTGCAGCGTATACATGCCGCACACGGCAATATCCGACATAGAGGTGCGAGTCAGTGTTACGGTATTTGAAAAGGTGCGACTTGGTATCAGAGTCGGCGGCAAGCCAAACCCCACGCGGTCGCTGAATGTGGCGACGTAAGAAATCACAATGTATTGCGGAAGGCAGTCTGGCGATAAGCACGACACGCATCTGCTGCAACACGGGTTCTGCGTACACACCGTCCCCACGCCCTGGAACACCTTCCCCGTCCCTTGGCACAGGCACTGCGGCTTGACGCTGCACGTCGTGCCCTCGCAGCACGCGCCCATTTTTGCCAACGAATCCGCAGCAGGTGTGAAAACGCCAGAATGCGACTGCCCCCCTGCCTTTGTGCAATCTCTAGATGGCGTCACAGAGAATGTAGCCCCGTCGCCAAAATCAACATACAAACACTGTAGGCCCGCGCCTGCTAGGTAGTCCATCGAAAATTTGTCTTTTGTTACACGATGCTGTGGGAAAAAATATGGATATTCACATAGACGCTCTTGGTATGGCACGCCTCCACTCTCGTTTATTTCATACGAAACAGACGCACTACCCTTGCCTGTGGATATTGCAAACGTCAGTCTGGCCGACGTGCCGCATGGATAATATCGCAGCGACACGGTAGCACACTGATCGCTGCCACACGTTACCTGAAAATCGCCGCCCCACGTTACCGGTGAATCAGAAATCTTGGTTATGTAGTAATAACCATTTATCAAATCGGAACCGATGCCGCCAATAGTAATGGCTATGTTTGGCGTGATGCCCGTCGTGCAGGTGGGCTTACACCCGCACTCGCAGCACGAACTGCAACTCCCGCCAAGCATTAGGCGCACTCCGCAGCAATAAGAATCCACTCGGTGCCAACGTAGGCAATGGCACAAGCCTTGCTGCCGGTGCCACCCACTGCGGCGAAATAGTTCTTGACGTCCGAGTATGTCGTGCCGCTCGTCACGGCATCGGAGACGGTCGTGGTGGAACCCTTCGCCCACGGTGCCGAGAACGTGCCACGCACAATGCCGCCAGCAGCGCCACCACCTAGCCGCACAAGCGCCCACTTGTTGCTGCCCGTGCCGCTTTGCTTATAGAGAATCAGCCCTTCGCCCGTCGTGCCGGTCTTCAGTTCAGCCGTCGATGCTTTGCACGCGACGAACTTGTCGTCAGCCTTGTCTACCTCGACCTTGACCTGCACCACCCCGTCGATTGCCGCTCGCCCGAACTTGCCGGCCGCAATAGGCTCGACCGCCACAACGAACTTTCCGGCCGTCGTGGACGATGGCGTGCCGCCCTCGAGGATGGGCACCTCTTGGAACTGCAAGAGGCTAGACTCGCCGGCAGTCGGGTCGTTGGCGATCCCAGTGATTTCCAGCACGCCCCACTTTGGGATAGTTGAGCTGGTCGTGTTCTTAATCTGGACGACGTGATTGATCCGGCCGTATGCCCCCGCACTGCCGGCAAACTCCGGTTGCGTTGCTACGGTATCCAGAACTCGGTTCCACGCCTTCGCAGTGATGCGTAGCGGCTGGCCCGGTCTGACCTTGCGAAAGTCTGCGCTCACATCACGCCCTTTTGCGCAGGGGTGAGAGGATGCGTGAACGTGCTCGCGGTCGGAGGCGTCAGCCATACCGCCGGCCAGTTGGTGCCGATCCCCAGCTCTGCGAAATCCTTGTATTCGTAGACCCGTGCGGTATAGGCGTACCTCGGCTTGCGGACGCCCACGTCGCTGTCCGACACCGTCTCATACTCAACCCACAGGTAATCCCAGCCGTTTTTCTGGATTCCGCTAATGTCGCCAATATCGAACGTGTCGCGGTTTAATCGGGCAGAGAAGTTGAAAGTCACCGTCACCATCGTTTGCGACCGGCTCGTGTCGCACCTAGCACCTAGAAAAAGAACTTCTCCGGCCTTGAAGATGCGAAACGGCAGCTTGTTGACCTTTCCCGTCATGCCGTAGATGCGCTTGATGTGCGGCGTTTCGCCGGTCAGCAGGTAGGCCGCTGGGATATGCCAGCTCTCCGTGAACTGAAAAGACGGCACCGTAATATCGACGCCCTGGACGCTATCGGCATTGGCATTGATAGCCCCGTAAGTCTCCGGCGCCTGCCCTTCGGCTGCGTTCCCCTGGACGTAGGCAGACGGGCTATTTGAGTCGCTCCACGCCTGGGTGATGTGTTCGCTTCCGCCGGTCGTATCGAAAGACAGGACGCCGGGGGCAAATATCACGCCGCCGCCAACGTCGATCCCCGTGTTCTCGTACTGATTGAGCCCCGCGTTGCCGTAGGCGGCCGTGGCCTCATACCAGCCGTTGCCGAGGTTCTGAACGTCAAGACGGGTTCGCTTGTGCCCTGAGTAGTAGAGAGGGCATCCCTCGATTGCGTGCGCCTCGGCGGCAGCGTAGCCACGCATCCATTGAAAAAGCCATTTGACCTCGACCTCGCGGGCAAGCAGTCCATCGGACGAGGCGGTTAGCGATCCGCTGCCGGAATCAAACCGCTCGATATTGTCGTCAGGCCGAACCATGAATCGTTAGGCGAACGCCGCTCCGATTGGTTGCGTTTGGAGTATTTCGCGAAGCAGTCCGACCGCCTTTTCTGTGGCGATGGCGGTTCGCTCCGAAACCGAAACTAGGTCGCGATCCGCGCTCCCGGCCACGCCGCCAACCGCCGGAGAAGGATTCGACACACCCCGGGCCAGTGCCGTTGCAGACGGCACAGACCGGCCGCCGGTCGGCCTGCCCATGGCGACGAGCTGCTCTACGCCCGCCGCTGTTCGGCTGGTGGCGTCAGCGATCTTGGCCTCGGCGTCGAGCTTCGGCCCGATGCCGAGCTGCCCGGCTATGCTGCTCGCGAACGTGCCGAGCGTATCGCCGCGGGCCGCCTTCTGCGCACCAAAGGCCACCGGTTCCTCGAGGGCCTGGCGGAACTCGTCGCGCTTGATGCCGCCGGCCTTGGCCGGGGCGGCCCCCTTCTTTTTGTCCGAGCCGCTCATCATCCACGCTACCCCAGCCCCTATCGCTGCGCCTCCGGCTAGTACGGCCGCAATCTGGCCGATTAATGGCATGGCAAAGAACGCCGCCCGGAGGGCCGTCAGGGAGGCCGTGAGGCCCACTGCAGCACGCGACATGATGGCCGTTACGGCCGCGAACGCCGGGCCGGCCTTTAGAAATCCGCGGATACCAAAGTTCACGGCCGTCAACGCCCAGCCCACGGACACCATCGCCACGCCTAGACCCACGGCCGAGGCCGTCAATGTCGCGAGGATTGGCGAAAGGATCGGGATGCCATTCAGCAACCACGAGAGCAGGTCGATAACGATGGCGATGGCCTGAGAGGCGACGGCGAGGGCAGGCGACAGGCCGGTTCCAAAGGCAATCGCCAGCCGCTCGACGGCAGACTGCATCCGCTCAAAAGCCCCGGTGATCCCCTCCATCATGATCTTGAACTTGTCGGCCACCGTCCGCTGCGATTCCATTTCCCTTGCCAATCGGTCGAACCCTTCGACCCCCATATCCGCGAACGCGCCGATGACCTTGATGCCGCGATCCCCGAACACGTCCACGAGGGCCTTGTCGGCCATGATGGCCTGGCGGGCATCGACAGACATTCCCTTCATGGCGTCCGACAGGAGGCCGACAATCTGCACCATCGGCAATAGCTTGCCGTCCGCATCGCGGAAGCTGGCGACCGATAGACCCAGCCGACCGAGGGCCTTCTCGGCCTCCTGAGACGGGGCCACAAGACGCGACAGGAGCACCTTGATTCCGGTGCCTGCTTCTTCGCCCTGGATTCCGTAGCGGGCGAGGGCCGCGAACCCCTGCGCCACGCCGAACAGGGTTTGATCGAACGTCTTGCCGGCGGACCCCACGAGCCCAAACGCCTCGACCATGTGGGCAATATCGGTTTCGCTGGCATCGGCGGCTGCGGAAAGCGTGTCCACCGCCTCGCTAGAAGAAACTCCGAACACGTTCATGGCGACCTTCATAAACGTCGCCGCCTGCTGTGCCTCGACCCCGGACACCCGGCCGAACTCCACGGCCGACTGAGCTGCCCCGGCCATGGCTTCCTCGACGCTCATGCCGGCCTTTACGAGCAACGCGAACGACTGAGCAATTTTCGCGGGGGCCACCCCCATGGCCTTGCTCATGCGTATCGACTCATTGCGAACTGCCTCAAGCTGCTTGGGGGATAGTTCGCTGACGGACCCCTTCAGCTCGAGCAGGGCGTTTTCAAACTCGGCGGCCTTTCTCGCGGCCAGAACCATCGGCAGGCCGATGGCCGCCCCGCCGAGGGCCAGCGTCGTGCCGGTCTGCCGGAGAGTCTGCGACATGGCGGCCATGCGGTTATGGACGCGCTTTACCGCAGCCTGGAACTTCGTATCGTCTGCCGAGATTTCGACAAACGCCTTGCCGGCACGAATTGCGGATGCGTTGCTCATTCGTCAAACAGGGCGGCCACCTGCACGGCGGTCACGACCGGAGTGGCTACCTTCTCGTTCATTGGGTGGATTTCGTTTGCGTCGTATGGCCGCGGCCGCTTCTTGGGGTCGCGGTGGACTTCCGCAATCTGCGCGATGAGTGAGGCCGTATGGTTCCATTGGTCGCGCTGGCGGCCGGTGACGGCCCACTGCAATTCGCGGAGTGACCAGTGGTCGGGTCGGACGCCGATGATGCCGGCCAGCTCGTAGCCGAGTCGCCATACGTCAATCGGTCGATCATTTGATCGACTTCCCGCTCCATCGCCGGGAGCATCCTCTCGACCTGGCTGACCGCCTTTGCCTCGGCCTCCCGCACCTTCCGGTACGCTAGTTCGAGGTACGCCCTCTGGTTCGGATGGCAAAAAAAAATCATCTCGCTAACAAGCGCGTCGTGCGCCTCGTGCGCCACGGTGCCGTCGAAGGCACCGTAGAACCCCTCCGGCGTCACGCCCCGCTCGACTGCCTGCGGCTCGATCATCGTCCACAGAACGGCCCCCAGCGTCAGCGGGTCCGCGAGCTGCGTGAGGCTGGCACGTTCCTCGGTTGTAATGTCGTAGAGCTTAACGCCCGTGGCCGCCCGCACGCGATCGTAGGTCAAATAGTCCCCCTTGAGGAACCACTCCCGCCCGGCGTTGTCTTTGAAACTGTGCATTACTCAAACTGCTTGAAGGTGAACCGCGGGAGCACGGGGCCGTCGAGCGGCTCGTCCCCCTCTATGTCGGACACCGTGAAGTTCGCGTCGATGTTAAACAGGCCGCCGGCCAGAGAAATGCGGAGCACATTGGGGACTGTGAACGGGCCGACGGATTGCACTCTCCGGGCCGCGACGTCTCGAGCCACTTGAATGTCCGCGATCGTCGCCTGGATTTCGTAGCTGCGGTGCGTTGCGATGGAGCACTGGACGGCACTGCCGAACTTAGTCGCCTCGACCTCGTTTGTCGTTTCGCGAACAAGTACGTCCTGCGCGGAGCTGATGAGCTGGTACTCAATGCGCAGCTCGCAGTTCTTCCCCAGCGCGTAGCTAATTGGCACGGCCGGCTCCTAGTTGTCAGGCCGACGCGACGTACCTTCGGAGGCTGATCGTTGTTTCGATCACGCCGTCGATTTCCTGCGGTTCACCGATGTTGTTGACGTAGAACGTACCGGTGTAGGTGCCGCTCGAACCGGAGATCGACACCGAGCCGTTCGCGTGAAGGGTACAGGCGTGATCGAGGGCCACGACCTCGATCGTTGTATTCTTGCGAATCGGAACAAATTCCTGCTCGCTGTCGCTGCCCCGTGTCGTAACCTCGCCCTCGGCGGACGTTTCTTGAGTGATCGTGACGGATTTCACGTCTTTGTTGACGATCATCGTCCCAAACGTGAACGTCTGATTTTTGCCGAGATGGTACTCGTGAGTGACGGGGGGCATTGCTGTGCTCCGGGGCGCGAGTGTGCGAAAACTGGCTTGCTGAACACCAGTATACCAATCGACGTGCCGCCTAAACGGACACGCGACCCCGGAACGCCTTGGCTATGTCGCCGTTGGCGATGGCCTTTTCGAGTGCCGGCTTCATAAATGGTCGCTTGGGGTACGGGAAGATTCGCGTGATGTCGGTTGGCCGCCACTTCGATGCGTTGAACGGTCGCCTTCCGGTAGGAAGCCATTTAAATACTCGCTTGACCTGGCGGGCCTTTTGGTACTGCCCCTGCCACCGGCTTGAATCGCCGCGCGTGTCGCGGACGATTCGTTCCATCGTTTTCTTGCCGACCAGCGGGTACTTGTAGTTCAGCTCCCACGCTGTTTTCTGAATCTTTCCGCCGACTTCGTGGAGATGCGGCAGGCCCCACTGCGACCCCTTTTTTGACGGCCCGACAACGGCCGTGTTGGTCCGCAGGTCGTAGGCGTTGTAGAGATTGCGGCGGAAGCCGAGCATGTGCCCGTAGGGAACGTGCGTAAACGGTGGCGTCCCGACCGGCGATCCCTTGGGCGAAAGGATTTCGCTGATGCGTTGCCGTAGTTCTCGCTGCACGGCGGCCGGCACGCCGGGCATCGCGGCCATCTCCGCGAGCGTCTTGCCCGGGTTGTCCTTCATAACCTTGAGCTGCGGCCGGGCCATGCCCCGCTTCTTGATGGACCGCTTGGCGTAGTCCTTGACCCGCATGGACGCCTTCGAAAGCCCTTCGTATTCAATATGCGACAGGGCCGCCTTGATGGCGGCCCTGTCGAAAAACATATCGACCGTGACGCGGGTGGGGATGCCGGGCACGTTGAAGCCGCGGCCGAACGGGTTCTTGTTGAACGTGGCCCCGAAAGCCTTCACGCCGTCACCTTGGCCTGGCTGCGCCGGTAGGTGACGGCAATGTCCGCCAAGAAAATGCTCTGGTTCATCAGCGTATCGCGGTCGAACGTGACGTTGTTGGCGATCCCGAACCAGTTGGTCCCGGCCGGCATGGCGGGCGTAGCCGCGGGCAGGGCGTTGGACCGGATGCGGTCGGCAATCTGCGTTCGCAGATTGACTAGGGCGTCCAGCTCGGCCGTGCCGGTGAACCGCTTTGCGATCGTGACGTGGACCTCGAACTCGAACAGGTCCGCCCCGTGCGTGATCTGCGTGATTTCCACGTTGCCCGGGATGACGGATACCTTGAGGGTATCCATGTCGGCACCCTCAAACTCCGGCGTGTACGCCCGGGTCGCAGTGATCGACGCATAGGTTCCGGTGTAGGTCGCGGCCGTGAGGCTGGCGGCCAGAGCATCGGCAACGAGTATTTCGATAGCTTCCACGAACTAGGCTCCTAGAACGCGCCGCCGTCAACGCTTGAATTTGGGTCTAGGTAATCCGTTCCGGCGGTCGCCACCGAATACGAGGAACCATTGCCCTTCAGGAGTCCGCTGACCGCAGACGTAAGCCCCGTGCCGCCTTGTGCGACTCCGACAGCGGTGAACCCAGTGCCGAGCGATCCGCTCGTCAGTGTGCCGACGCTCGTCAGGCTGGATGCCGTGACGCCCGACCCGAGGCCCGTGGAAGTCAGCACGTTGGTGCCGGCGATTTTGTAGGCCTTGCTTGCCGCTAGGTCGAAGTGCGTCGAGCTAGTCCATGCCTCGGTGCTCGCGACCCAGTTCAGCGTGTAGTCGGCCGCGGCGTGGATCGTGATTCCGCCGCCGTCCGCAGCCGCGTCCGTGGTCGAACCTTTCGCCAGTTCGATGTTTTTGTCGGCCGTTGTCAGCGTCGTGGAGTTGATCGTCGTCGTCGTGCCGTTGACGGTCAGGTTGCCGCCGACCACGACGTTGCCGGTGAAGCTGGCTCCGGCCAGCGGGGCGTAGCTTGCAAGCTGGCTTGACACGTTGACCCCTGCGACCGCAGTGTCAACGTAACTTATTGACGCAAACGCTCCACTGCCGCCGATTGCGATGCACTGAGTGGCCGAGCCGCCTGCGCCTCCGGTGCCCGTTCCATACCAAAGAGTTGCCGTCTGCTCATTAAATGCCAGCTCCCCGTTTTGGAGCGTGCTCGGAGCACCGGCACCGCCACCGCTCGCCCGTCGCTTGATACGAATTGTTGCCATTAGTAGCTACCCCCATCGGTAATTTCTTGTTCCAGTGCCGTCCACGCTGTTAGGTCTGGCTCCATCCGATAAATCCGTCCGGTCGCCGTGACGTATACCAGCATCCCCGGCTCCCGCCGAAGCGACGGGATTGCGTCTCTCTCTGCCATGCTTGCCACAGACCGATAGCCACCTTTGCCGTACAGTGCGTGATGCGTGGCGTATTGGTCTGCCGTATCAAACGGCACGACGGGCGCGATGACGTTGGTGCCGGGTATGGCGGTCATGCGACCCCTATCGAAATACTCCCCGTGACGGGGTAAAGGGATCGGTAGATGCGGTAGTCTCTGGCCGCCTGGCCGTCAAACGTCATAGACCGCACCGTCACCTGCCATGCCGTCACCCGCAGGCCGTTGACCTCGAGGGCCGGCTCGCCAAAGCTGGACGGGATGACGACATAGACGTACTGCGAGGCGGCCACCACCGTCCGCCGGAGAGCCCGCGACGATTGCAGCTCGGCGGTCAACTGGGATTTGATTTGCTGGTCTGTGATGGCCGTCGCGGCGGATGCGCCGACGCACACCACCAACAGCGTCGAGGCGGCGGCCGGCGTTTGAGTGGTTGCCATCGTGTGAATCCGCCGCACCTTCTGGGAGCGGTCGGCCCATTGCCAACAGAACTGCGACCCTTCGGGGATCGAAACAGCGTAGACCTGGCTCGCACCGTTTTCCGTCACCGTCACCTTGTCGCCGCGTTTCGGGTCCGCCGGCAGCTCGTCGCGATGGATAAAGAAGTCTCTCGTCTCCGACCGTATCATCTGGCCGGCGGCATCCACCGCTTGCCACCGGCCGATCACCAGCGTTGCGTGACAGGTCCGAGACAGCAGCGAGCCGGTCGGCAGGTATTGCACGAATACCGACAGATGATCCCGCCGCTTCTGCTCGAACCACGCTTCCCCGGCGGCGATCATGTCCTGCATCGAAATACTCCATGGAGGGGCCACCGGGGCCGGGCGGCGAGGAAAATCCCATCGGCCGCCCGGCCCGAATCAGCCGGCCCCGATCAACCCTGGTTGATGAGAACCTTGACCGTCGTATCGCCCGACGCCGCAGCCTCGGCGGCCTTGCCAGCTCGCTTGTTGCTGCCCGCGGTCGTCGTGATGTTGCCGGCTGTGGCATCCCAGTAGACGATCACGCCCTGGCTGATGGCACCGCTGGCCTTCGGCAGGATATAGCCGCCATCGACCGAGAGCGCACCCTTGCGGTTGGCAACAATCGCCACCTCCGCAACACAGAACAGGTCGCCCAGCACCACCACGTCGCCAACGGCCACAGCCGAGGACGGCGTGTAATCAATCTTGCAGTCGCCTTGATAGGCAGTAGCAGTACCCACTAGATCACCTCGTTTCTTGGTTTCTGGAAAAAGGAAAATCGTTGTTCGTCACGCCGGGGGCGGGTTTGGCCCGCCCCCGGCTACGGTTTGCAATCGTCAGGCCGCTAGGCTCAAGCGGTCGCCATGCGGTAGGAGGCGAGGCTCTCGGCCTTCGACACGCCGAAATCCATGTACCCCCGCATCGCCACGCCAAGCAGGCTGTAGTCGGCCTGCACCTGCTCGATGGTCGGAACCTGCTGCCCGTTGAGGAAAACAACGTCGAGGGCAGGCAGGTCCAAAGCATCGGCCATCAGCCACCACGTCGAGGACGAGCTGAGATAGGCACTCGTCACGACCCGGTAGCGACCGCTCATCACGTTCGCGTTGGGGGCCGCCGTCGTGTTGCCGGAGATCAGCAACGCGCTGGTCATCAGCTCCGCGGCGGTCAGCTCGAGCTCAGGCGGAACGAGCAGCACCCGCGGCGCGATGCCGAGGGGGTTGCCGTCCGGGTCTTTCAGCCGCCGCCATGCGGTCGCGGCCGTCTTGAGGCTCGACAGGGAGAGGGCATTGCCCGCCGCTGCCGTGGCCGCCTGGTAGTAGCTGGCGTTGGACGACTCGAACTCGGCCCAGATGGCTTCGTTCAGAGACAGAGCAGCACCACGACCGATCCGCTGCGGAATCTGCGACAGGGCGTTGGCATCGTCGTTGATGATGTCCTGCCGGGTGAGGCTGGTCTGGATGCCCCAAGTGTCGGCCGAAACCGAACGCTTGGTGTCCGAACCCTGCGCCACCTTCAACTCGCCGCCGTTGCCGACCTTCTGGAACTTGAAGCTGCCGTTGAGACGGAGCAGGTTGATGTTCTTGAAGTCGCTGACCGATCGAACCGCGGAGATGTTCTTCCAAGTATCTTCGACCGACGTGAAGCCCGCGAGCAGGAACTTGTTGACGAGGGCCGCCAGCAGGTTGCTCACCTCATGGGTCGCGAAAGCCGCCTGAAGAACCGGGCCGAGGTTGCCGCTCGACAGCCGATCCGAGCCGGTGTAGCTGTTGGCCTTGGCGGCCTTGAGCAACACCTGGCCCACGCTCACGTCTCGACGGGCCTTGTCGGCCGCCTCGAGCACGCGGGCGTCGTACGCCTTCTCGATGTTGGGGAGCCCGCTCTGCATAGCGAGGGCGGCCTCCACCACCTTGCCGGAATCGACCTCCGGCTGCGAAACGTGGATGCCGACCCCGCCGCGGCTCATCCGAAGCTCGGCCAGCTCCATCCGCTTCGCGAGGGCCTCGCGGGCCTCCCGCTCGGCCTTCAGCTCGGCCTTGAGGGTTTCGGTCGCACCGGGGGAATGGTCATCCACCGCTGCGCCGTCGCCGCCCTTGGCGTTGACGATGTTGGTGATAGGTTCCACGGCACCGTTCGCCGCGGCTTCCACCTTGTCGGTGGGCGAGAGATTGGCGTCGTGCGCCATATCGGAATCCTCGGTCGCCTCGGCGGCGATTGCCGCGGACGTTTGGGCGTCCGCTCCCATCAACACAATCGAGGTTTCGCGAAGTGCGGAACCACGAACAACGGAAATAGGGCCGTTGAACTCACGGCCGTTGACGGTCACGGACTGCCCGGCCGCCACGTTCTCGATACTGCTGGTATCCGCACCGATGGACGCCTGAAACCGCATACCCTTGCGGGCGAGTGCGATCACCTTCTGCGCCGTGTCGCCTTCACCGATCAGCTCGCCGGAGACGATGAGCTGCTGGCCGTCGTTGACGATGCTCGTGGACTGCCCGAGCACAGAGTCGATGCTGGCATCGTGGCCCCAAAGAATCGGGATCGACTGCCGGCTGTTGTCCATGCCCGACAGGTCAACCACGAGAGGGTTGCGACTCCACGACTGCCGGATGGAGCGGCCGGTGTACGCCACCAGCTCGAACGATGGCGTCACGCCCGCGTCGTCGGCGGCCTTGATCGAAAACTCGGCTTCGATAGCGCAGGTGCGGCCGGTCACGGCTGACATTTTGTTCATGGCCTTGGTAGATGGTTGGTTTTTCTGTTTCAACTGAGCACCTCGTTGTCTGTTGACCACTCGGCTTGCGCCCGCTCGTAGACAGACTCGGCAAACCGTCTGCCGGGGTCGCCGCCCCACAATCCCCATGCGATCCTGCCGGCCGATGGGTAGCCCTTCTCGCCTGGCGAGAATCCTTGACCCTTCTTGTCAACCTCATGCCGCGCGAAATAGCTGACCATTCGCCCGATCGTGTCGAGGCTCAATGCCTTGCCGTTGGCTATGTCGCGAGCGCGGGCCACCCCAACGGCCGTGCCGCCGCGGTTGAACTCGCGCCGCCACTCCAACGCCCTCGCCGCCTCTGCCTGCGCGTCCTTCGGAGGAACGTATCCGTCCGCGGCCTGCGTGCGTTCCGCGGCGGCCGGGGCCGCGGGCGTCGGCGGTGCTACTTCCAGCTCCAGCTCACGCATGAGCGTTTTCTCGGCGGCCCGCTGCCGGAGGATTTCCCGCCAATCGGTTCCGACCTTGCTGCACTCGTCGGCCAGCGTCGTCGTGTTGTTGGCGAGGCGGATCGTCTGGGCGTCGGCTTCCTTGGTCGGATCGACGTGCTCCCATCCCTGCCAAATCCACCGCCAATTCCATTCAACGACCGGCGGTAGACCGTCCGGCAGGAGGCCCTTGATGAGGGCGGCCTCGTCCAGCCAATCCACGAGCAGTGGGTCGAGGACGTTCCGCTCCAAATCCTCGCGGAGGCAATTCACGCTCTTACGATAGACGAGGTAGTCGCCACGCATCGAGCTGTAGGACGCCTGCGATGAATCGAGGGCGGCCACGATAAAGGGCATATTCAAACAGCGGGCGATTTGGTTGAGAAGTCGCTTCTCGAAATCGCTGTAAGTCGAAGTGGGATGCTCAGGCCGCATCTGCGTTGCGTCCCACCCATCGGGCAGGCTCATTGCCATGCCGCGAACAATCGGCATCGTGTCCCATGCCGGCATGGCGGCCGTGCCGGAGTCGCCGGCAGGGGCGTTGGTATGAATCAACGCCGCAAAGTCGGCGGCCGTCTCGGCCGCCTGTACCGTCGCCAGCGTGAACCGCCGGAGCATCGCGAACAGCTCAAGGGCCGGGACGATTTCCCCTACGCCCCGATGCTGACCCGGCCGGACCTTGTTGGCCCAGTGCAGAATCCGGTCGGAGCTGACCCACTGGCCCGTGTAGCTTGTCCACGTCAGAGAGCCGGGGTGATGTTCAAGAATGTGCCACTCGGCCACGTTGCCGGATTCGTCCAACTTGATGCCGTCGATTTGGCCTAGTTGCAGAATCCACTGCGGGTTGGCAACTTGGTCGGCCTCGAGCAGCTCAATGTCGAGCTGGACGCCTTCAAGATTGCGGTTGGTTTTCTTGCGGGCGAACACCTCGCCATCGACGGCGCGAGCCCGCCGCATGACGCGGAGCTTGGCCGCTAGGTCGATGGCACGAGCCCATTCGTGGACGTTATGCTCCACGCCGCGGACGTTGGTATCTTCCGGTTGGACGCCCTGGATGATGAGCTGCAGCCGGGGGCCGGTGCCCACCAAATCGGTCGCGAGCGTCGAGAGCATCCCAGACAAATACGAGTTGTTGTCGGCCTCGTACCGTGCTCGAGCGCGGAGCGTTCGGCGAACCCCGGGGTGTAGGGCCGCGTCGGCACTCCACCAATCCGACTGTGCCCAATGCCGCTGATTGTTCGGCGTCGTCTGGGCGGCGTCGTACCGGGCCTGCACCTGTGCAGGCTGAACGGGCTTACGCGAGAAAAAAGACGGCAGCTTCACGCTGTTTTCACCCGTAGGGTGGATACCCGGGCAGTCCGGCCATGCCGGGGGGCGGGTATACGCTTGTGGTTGCCGGATCGGGAGCACCCGATGCGTTTGGCGATACGGTCTGCGCGAACCGTAGGGAAGAAAACGGAGAGCGATTGGTGACGGCCGCCATCTGGATGGCGAACTTTGCCGCGGCCACCTGCTGGTCTAGGTCGTGCTGCTCGACTTCACCGGCATCGGTGCGTGCGCGCTTGGGCTGCGCTAGATTCGCGGCGATTGCGGCCAGAATGTCGTCGGTCGCGGACATAGGTACTCCGTGCGAGGGCGTTGCCCTAGCATTAGTGTACCAATGTTCATACGCCCGGACGGCTTAAAGGAACTCGATCAACAGCATTTCCTCGACCTCGGCGTCCAAGTCGTCAAAGAAATCGGACTCGTCGCCGCTCCACATGACGCACCTCCGAAAGCCGGGTTGATGCCGTCATTTTATTTGGCGGCCCCCGGCGGCCGGCGGGCGTGACCCGCGCGGCCCGAGCGTCTGCTAGTGCGATTCTGGCCTCGTGTCGAGCACTTCGAAGTGCCGCATGACCTCGCGAACGCGAGGCCCCTCGTAGATCACGTCGAGAGCGTAAACGTGAATGACAAGGCCGGCGGCCAGCGGCATCGTCTCGCAGCCTTCGATCACGGGACGGATGGCACCGTCGAGCGGGCCGCCGATGAACTCAAGGCGTCGAACGTCAGCGGTCACGGTCCCCTCGCCGTCAGGTAGAGTCCCACGTTCGCGAAGCTGTAACCCAAGTACGCAATCGCCAGCCCGTACCGGCCTGCGACCGCTAGGTCAAAGGCCACCACGAGGTAGATCGCGCCGGTAAAGGCAATCAGCCACGGGCTCATTTCGCCTCCACCCACTTCTCAGCCTCAAGCAACCACGGCCGCGGCTTACTTGCCTTCGACTTCGGCATGATGCTCCGGCAGGACTCGCCTGCGTTTGGTGCATGGGCAATCGGGATGGTGCTCTAGGGCCGTGATTTGAAAAACACCGTAGACAGCCGCGACCCAACTGTGGCCGTCGTGCTCGATGTTTTGCAGGAGCATCGTGCGGGGCGGTCTAGCGTCCGGCTGCAAGGAGGAACAGCCGGACGCCAGAGCCACCACCACCACCAGCAGTGCGGTGAACCGCATTAGCGGTATCTCACAACGGCGTACCAGCCACGCGCGCCGCGCGCCACGCCAATGTCGATTGGGGTTCGCCTGCCCCAGTAACAACAGTTGGAAATGGCTTTTTGCTCCGAAACGGTTGAGAAACCTATGCCCTCCGTCTGGCCGCATCCGGTGTGAACCAGCGAGCCCCGGCGGGCGAGAACGACAGCGGCGTCCTGGGCGGACTGAACGACAACGGCACGGCGAGTGACGATGACGTTATCGGCCGAGGCTGTGACGGCGGACAGGGCGACGACAAGAGCAAGAAGAAGGGAACGCATGGAGCATCCTTTCGTTTGAGGGATCGGGCCTCCCGCAGACTGCCATGCCCGGCATTAGCGTCAACCCACTTTTCACCTGCCCACTACCTGCCCATGCGAGCGAGCAGCTCGGCCCGCTTCGCCGCCATGTCCTCTTTCGAAATACTCTTGCGCTCCCCGGCCGGCTTGGCCGCGGCCCCCACCGCCGAGATGCCGGTGTACGAGGCCGCGACCGCCGACCCCACGACACAGTCCCACAAATGATTGTCGCGACCTGGGATCAGCTTCCACTCATCGACCACCCGCATCTTGGATTCGACGCGAACGGGAACCTCGCTCGCCATCTGCTCCGCGAGCATATCGTGACCCTGCCCGCCGTGGATCGTGAACGTCTGCACGTCACCGACCGGCAGCTTGCACCGGGACGCAACGAGCGTTTTCCATGCGTTCGTGTCGTACAGCACATGCCGCTGGCGTTGAATCGTGCTCGTGCGCCAGTTGGCACCGACCCGCTCGCCGCGGTCAGCCGCCTTGTCGCTGATGGTCGCGCCCGAGGCCCCTACGAAACGGCCGTGCGTCGGCAGCACCCGCGGCCCCCACTTCGACCGGCGGGCAAAGTCTCTGACCACTCCCTGCGTCTGTGCCCAGTTCGCATCGACAAACATTTGGCCGACCCGGAGCACAGCGTCGTCGCTCTCGCGGGAAAACTCCCGATCCAAGAGCATCGCGGCCACCGCCTCGAGGCCCGCGTGAATCCCGGCCTCCACCCCCTCGACCCCGGCCGCCTTCGCGAGCGTTTTCTTGGCGTCCCTCAGAGAGAAGTAGGTGCGGTTTTGATCCGGGTAGGCCCCGTAGGCGACGAGATGCCCGCGGAGCTGATTGCCCCACGCCACCACGGCCCAGTAGAGCAGGGTTTGCTGAACGTCCACGAACGCGGTGAGTGTGTCGAGGCCCCGGGGCACGATCCACCTGGGCACTTCGATCACGCGGCGGCGCAGGTCGTCCGGCACGAGCCCCTGGCTGTTGGCTTCGTTCTTGAGCGGGCTCTGCTGGAACTCGCTCGCGAACACGTCCGCCCCGTCGTCGATGAGGGCGTTGTAGGCGTGTTGGATCGAACTGATTTCCGTATCGGGATCGAAGCAGCTCGCCCACGACACTTGGCACCCGGCGTCCATCGCGGCCCGGTTATTGGCGTAGTAGGCGTTGGCTTCCTTGTGTGCTCTCGCCTGGTCGCCAACCAAATCTTTTGCGAACGAGCAACGCAGCTCGCGGTAGGTGTTCATCCACATTTCTTCGTGGGCATCCGCGAACTTGCGGACCATCGGAATTCGCTCGCCTTGCCACGCGGGATACCGCCCCTGGTCGAGCAACTGGTCAACCATGTCGTCGGTCTGGATCACGGTAGCGTTGACCACGCAGGCCATTTGCTTGGTGTGCCCGGCCAGCTTGATGACCGACTTCAAAAGTATTTCAAGCCGGGCCTGGCACTGGACCGGGGATCGGGCCGACTCGCGGGTCTGCGGGTCGTCAACGATGGTGAAGTCTGGCCGGAGCTGCTTGCCGTCCGGCGTTTTCCACCGGAGGCCGAGGATCGAGCCGGTGAGGCCGCGGCTGGTGAGGATCGACCCGGCCGACACACTGCCGTCGATCGCGGGGAA